GCGCCGGATCCGATCTTCGCGTCGGGGCCGATCTTCGCGTTGGGGCCGATTTCTATCGAGGCGCTTAACGTTAAGCCCTCCGCAATCCGTGCCGTCACAGCGACAATCGCGCCTTCGGAGCCATCCGGGTTGATATGTCTACGGGCATCGGCATCAAACCAGCCCAAGAACTTGTGTGTGAAGGTTTCGCCGCTCATTCCGCCGCCTCCATCTGCGCCACATCGGCGGCTGTGTTGCCGTTCTCGGCGCAGGGCAGGGGAACAGGTCCGCGTGAATGCGCTAACCCTGTCACTCCGGCATCAGGAACCGCATCTCTCTGGGCTTCGTTGATTGCGGAGGCAATGGCCTTGGCGTTCTTGAACCCTGCAAGATCAATCCAGCGCATTCCTGTGCACCCAAAGCGCAGCCGGAGCGTGGTGGCGGTCCCGCATTCTGCGGAGTGGAAGTCCTCGCAATTTATGTACATATCCATGATGCTGAGCATCTATGCGGCCTCCATCGCGCGGTCGCGGGCTTGCTCGTACAGGTAATCAGCCCGGTCGCCTTCTTCATCCGCACGGATTTCGTGGCGCAATTCGTCGTCGTTGTCCCAAATTGCGAACTCAGCAGCGGCGATGGCGTACTGATAAAGCCAGGACGTTTCGTCAATCAGATGGCTGACCATTTTCTTTTTGGCGGCGCTGTAAAGATCAACATGGATTTCGGCGGCGAACAGATCGCCGTCTTCCTGCTGAACCGTCGCCTCGCCGTCTATGTCTGGGATGGAGAAGCCCGGCGTGACCGGGACTTCGAATGTGAATGTGACTTGCGCCATCGGTTATTCCTCTCGTGTTGTCTGAAGAGGAATGTACCAATAGGTTACATCACATGCAAGCGGAAAATGTGCCTAGTCGGTAATTTTTATAAAAGTGACCTATTTTGACGTTAGCGCGCGCCCCATCGCCAACCACGCCGCCGCCTTATCCGCCGATAGGCTCGCGACGATATCGGCGGCTTCATGAATCGGTGTCCCTGACGGGTCTTCAAATAGGAGTCCAGGCGGCACACGGTACAGCTTTGCTAGCTTTGCGAGGTTTTCTACGGTGGGGGCTCTACTGCCGGTCTCCCATCGAGATACCGCCACGTGCGAGACATTCAAGCCGTCAGCGACCTGCTCCAACGTCATGTTGCGGGCTTTCCGCCAATATTTCAGCCTTAGTTTCATGCGCAGATAATGCCTATCAGCGATTTTGGCGTCTTTATCCAAGATGGTACATTTCTGCTTGCAATGAATGTACCGTTAGGTTACATTTCAGCCATGAACTTGAAAACATACATCTCACAACATGACCTAACGCTTGCCGAGTTCGGCGCGCGCGTAGGCGTTTCACATGCCTCTGTATCCCGTTGGGTAAATGGCGAGCGCACTCCGTCTTTGGGAACGGCTCTGGCTATTGAGAAGGCAACGAAGGGCAAAGTTAAGCCGAGCGATTGGTTTGAGCCCGCCGAAGCAAAAGGGGCGGCATAGCCCAATGACCGCCCGCACAAGTCTCTCCCTGAACTGCGCTCCAGTCGGCGATCCGTCACCGGCTGGAGCGGCTTTTTCGGGCAACGCTAACACCATCGGCGCTCCTGGGTTTGCTCCTTTCCCCGGTAGTAGCGCTGTAGGGGGCGGATACCGTGGTTGCAGCCACGCCGCCCCCGCATTTCTCACACTCGACAGCGCCAGGGATTGCACTCCCCGCGCCGTCACGTTCTCTGACCTCAATCTGAGCGACAAGGCGGCTGACAATATCGCCAATGCGCTCACAACGTCCCGTCCTTTCGTGTCCGTTTCCATCCATGTCCCTGAATTTGGAGAACATGGATGCGAAAATCAGCGTGGAAGAACCACACTATGAGCGTGGCGATAGCGGAACGGTTCCAACACACAATCCGGCAACGTTTCAAAGGCCATGCCGTCAAGCAGCTTGCCAGAATTACCGGCTTAAGCATTCGCCGCTGCGAGGACTTGCTGAGTTGGTCAAACCCGCGCGTTCCAACATCTGAGACGATTGCCGAGTGTGGGAAGGTGTTCGGTCCCAATTGGATCGCCTTCGTGCTGCTTGGCGGCGACGAGGAAGCGGCCCGCGCTCGATTGGATACGCAGATGCAAGAACTTCAAGAGAGCATCGAAGCCTTACGCAAAGCCCAAGGCCGCAGCGAGTGATCCGCCGCCTTTGGATGGTCTGCGAGTGGGCTTGTCAATGGGCGTCCGGCTGGTGGTTCGACAGGGCGATCATGTTCAAACGATGGGGGCAGAAATGACAGAACGCCAAGTTCACGCCAGCATCTACAGCTACTTGTCCGCCGTGCTGCCCGGCTCTTGCTACATCCATCACAGCCCCAACGAAGGCCGTCGCGGTTGGAGGGCTCAGGCCGACATCAAGAGCCAGGGCGTACAGCCGGGCCACCCTGATATCGAAGTGATTTACGACGGTTGCGCCTATTTCCTGGAAGTAAAGCGCCCTGCCCCGTCGAAAACGTATCTGTCTCCCGCTCAGAAGGCCGTACACGCGCGCCTTGCTGACGCCGGAGCGAAGGTCGCGACCGTCCGCAGTGTCGAGGACACACGGGCCGCGCTGGCTGATTGGCGCATTCCGACAAAGGAGTGCGGGCAGTGAGCGTTGACCGCCTCAAAGAGCAATACCGGATCGCGCCGAAAGGTCAGCGCGAAACGGCACTGAAACGCCTGCAATGCGCGACCAATGCCGCGCTGCGGGCTCACGTATCTGCGATGGCTACTCCCAACCGTGCGCGCCGCACGGTCAAGCGTTGCTGCACGGTTATGCCGTGTTCATGTCGGGCCATCGCCTCGCCGACTCAAACGGCGGGATCGTACACCGGCAAAGCGCGCACTGCGAGGGCGGGGGATGGGAACTTTCAACCAACGGAGACGAACGATGCAGCCGGGAATCTATGACATTGGGGAGGATGAATATCATGCTGACCCATGCCCTACGCCGTCGCTATCGAACAGCATAGCGGTGACGATGATCGACCAAAGCCCCATTCATGCTTGGGCAAAGCATCCGAAGCTAAACCCCAATTATGAGGCTGAGGAGCGCGGGATATTTGACACTGGTTCCGCCGCCCATGCGCTTGTGATTGAAGGCGTTGACCGAATAGAAGTTATCGACGCGAAGGATTGGAAAACAAAGGCGGCGAAAGAAGCGCGCGACGCGGCTCGCGACAATGGCAAGATTCCAATGCTTCCGGATGGCGCTAAAGACGTTCGCGCGATGGCCGAAGCGTTCTATCTACAAGTGAACGGCATCCCCGAAATCGCAGCCGCCATCAAATCCTTCAAAGGCGAGCAGACCGTTCTCTGGCAAGAGGGCGAAGTGTGGTGCCGTTGCCGCCCGGATATTCTGCCGGACGATGGACCTATCGTGCTGGACTACAAGACCACGACCAACGCGCACCCGTCTATCTGGTCAGCTTCCCGGCTCTATGAGGGGCCGGATATGCAGGACGCCTTTTATACGCGCGGCCTCAAGGCTGTTGGGCGTGACTTCGAAAAGATGGTTTTCATCGTCCAAGAGACGAAGTTCCCATACGCGCTGAGCGCCGTTGCTGTCTCGCCAGAAGGCCGGGACTCAGCCGCCGCCCGCGTTAGCCGATCAATCCGCATGTGGCAGCGCTGCTTAAGCCGGAATGATTGGCCGGGCTACCCCTCAATGATTTTCCACGGCGACCCGACTTGGCGCAGCGATAAGCGTCGCGGCGTTGCCGATGACGTTCAAGCCTTCACGGGTCGGGACGCACTCGAAACCGCAATCAAAATGCAAACCCCAACGGAGTTAACACAATGAGCAATCCATTCCGTCCGGCTGAAAGGACGAAGGCAACGCCGTTAGTCGCGCTTTATGGCGAAAGCGGATCTGGAAAGACCTATTCAGCGTTGATGTTGGCGCGTGGCTTTGTTGGGGAGACAGGCAAGATTGCCATGCTCGACACGGAAAGCGGGCGCGGCGAACTGTACGCCGACGAAATCGAGGGCGGCTATGACGTTTTGCAGATTGGAGCGCCGTTCGACGGGCCTAGCTACATCGAAGGCATCAAAGCCGCCGAAGGTGCCAAATATGACGTGTTGGTTATTGATAGCGCCTCGCACGAATGGGAAGGCATTGGCGGCGTTCTGTCCCAAGCTGAAGCCATCGAAGCGCGCAGCGGCAAGACTGGACTGCATTGCTGGAAAAAGCCGAAGGCGCAGCATCAGCTTTTTGTTCTGAAGCTTCTGCAATCTCGCATCCCTATCATCCTCTGCTTGCGGGCCAAGTACAAAAGCCACCAGAAGGGCGGGAAGGTTATCAAAGACAGTTTCCTGAGCGCCACGCAAGCGCCAGATTTTGTCTTTGAAATGACAGTCCAGGCTGAAATCGAACGCGACACTCACACGATCAACCGTGTCAAGAAAAACCACCCTGCGCTTGATGCTGTTTTTGTCCAAGGCCAGCGCATTGATTACGACACTGGCAAACGCCTTGCTCAATGGGCAAGCGAGGGCAAGCCAGCGCCAGAAAAAACGGACATGGGCGACATTGACGTTGAAGGCTTGATGGCAAGCGCTGAGTTCGCAGCAGAAGGCGGGCGGACGGCATTCGAGGCGTTTTGGAAGCCGCTGAACCCCAATGAGCGCGACGTTGTGTCGATCCACCTAGACGACCTCAAGGCGACATTCATGGCGGCGGATAGCGGCCTTACCGAAGCATTCCAGAAGGAGGCCGCAGAATGAGCGGATCAGTCAACAAGGCAATCATAGTGGGTAACTTGGGCCAAGACCCTGAGTTCACACAAACGCAAGACGGGCGGCGCTTTGGGCGCTTGTCCGTCGCCACATCCGAACGATGGACGAACAAAGGTTCGGGAGAAAAGCAGGAGCGCACGGAATGGCATCGCGTCGCAATTTTCAACGAGCATCTTGTCGATATCGCCGAGCGGTTCTTGCGCAAGGGTTCTAAGGTCTATCTCGAAGGCCAAATCCAGACGCGCAAGTGGCAGGATCAATCCGGCAACGACCGTTACTCCACTGAGATCGTTCTAGCCCGTTTCCGGGGCGAATTGACGATGCTGGACGGCAAGCCCGATGGCGAGCAATCGCAGCGCTCAGGCGGCGGTAGTTCCGACGATTACCGACGAGCGAAGGACGGGACGGCAGGCCGCGCCGCGCCAATGCCGCTCGACGACGACATTCCATTTTGAGGGGCAGGCCAATGACCAACGGACAACTCACAGCCTATTTCGAACGCATCGAACGCCTGAACGAAGAAAAGGCCGGGATAGCTGGCGACATCAAAGAAGTGTTTGCCGAAGCCAAGGCCAACGGATTCGACACAAAGATCATGCGCGAAGTTTTGAAGTTGCGGAAGATGGAGGCCAGCGACCGGGCAGAATATGAGGCGCTGGTTGATTCCTATAAAGCCGCAGTTGGGATGCTTGCCGATACGCCCCTTGGCCGGGCCGCTATTCCGGGAGGCGGGGCATGATCGACCATTATTTAACTAATGCCATACTGTGTGAGGTCGCCAAAGATTCCGGTATAAGCGCGGAAATATTGCGCGGCCAATCTCGCAAGCGCGAAGTCACGAAGGCGCGATATCTAGTCATTTGCGCTGGATGGCACGCTGGCATGTCTGCATCAGGAATGGCCCGGCTTCTGGACAAATGCCATACGACAATCCTCCACGGTCAACGACGTTTTTTTGACCTGCATCTTGAGGATGCAGGGCTTTCGATCCTGAACAAAGCAATGGCGCGCGCAGATGCAATGCGAGCCGCTGCATATGGGCCATACGTAAACGAAGGCAAGACGAAGCGCGCGATCAAGTCGCTCACCCCCGTCTGGAATGGGGAGGCTGCGTAATGATCTGGTTTCGCTGGTATAGCGGCACCTATGCCGACCCGAAGTTCGGCAGCATAGCCCGCAAGATTGGCGCATCACGCGAGCGCGTTCTGGTGGTCTGGATGGCCCTACTAGAGAGTGCCAGCGAAGGCGATGATCGTGGCGTCATTAAGACGGACGCAGACGCGATTGCAGACGTTTTGAATTGCCCAACAGAGGACGTTCAGGCTGTGATTGACGCTCTAGAATGTCACGGTTTAGTGCGTGACATGTCCGTGACCAATTGGACAAAGCGTCAATTCGAAAACGACAAAGATCGCGGCGCGGCAGCGCGGAAACGGAAACAGCGCGAAAAAGCCAAGCTAGATCAAGGCGTTGCGAAAAAACGTGTCACGCGTGACAGACCCGTGACAGTCACGCCTGTGTCACGACCAGATACAGATACAGATACAGAGAAGAAAGAAGATAGTTCGCTACGCTCACTATCTCGTGCGATTGACGAAAAAATAGACGATGGTTTCGGCGCGTTTTGGGATGCGTATCCAAAGCGATCTGGCAGCGCCAACAAGGCCGAAGCCCGCAAGCGATATTCCGCACTGGTAAGCAAATCTCCCGAACTGCAATCGACCATTCTTGCCGGGGCCGAAAACTACGCCCAAAGCGCTCAGGAAAACCAGCAGGTCGGGACTAGCTACATCGCAATGGCGTCAACGTGGCTAAACCAGAAGCGCTGGCAGGATGAATACACACCGCCAGCGAACCCCGACGCACCCGACCGCCCGCGCAATCGGATCACGGAAGCTTTCGATAATCTCCGGTCAGCAGGGTACTTCGACGAAGGGGGCGCGCTGCAATGAGTCGGGAATTGACAGAATTAGCCGGACCCGAAACAGGGCGACGAGGCGTTGCGGCATTGCGCCGGGGCGATAGCGACGATGAATCCCGGCTAACCATGCCGGTTCTTGTCGGGTCTGTCCGTTGGCTGCGAAGCCGCCCGCCCGCCTCGCCTGCCGAAGTCAGCCGCCGCGCCGAAGCATTCCTATCATCGTGGCCACAGCGCGCCCCGGATCACAACGTCACGTTTTACGTCGCTGAGGTTGCCGACGTGATGGCGGAATACCCGCTTGAGACGATCATCGCAGCCTGCAAATCGCTCGTCCGTTCGTCAAAATGGATTCCGTCTGTCGCAGAAGTCGCAGAAGCGTTGGCTGAGAAAAACGCAGAATTATTCACCCGCCCGGCCTATCGCGGTGAAGCGTTGATCGCCCGCTACGAAAAAGCTCAGCAGCCACAGCCCGGCGACGGCCCGCGAGTATCGCCGGATCAACTGAACCGCCTGCACTCCCTCGTTAAACGCCTCAAGTTTGGAGCCGCCACATGACCGCCATCCCCCTCGCCAAGACCTGCGCCGTCACGCTTTCGGAAAAGCCCGGCGAAGTCACCATCGCCATTCGCGAAGGCGGCATAGTCATCGCCACGCATCAGATCCACTGGAGCAATGCCCTCGCGATCAATTCAGCGCTATCCGGCGCGATCGCCGCCGCCGTTCAGCGGGAGGGGCAAGGCTGATGACATCACCGCAAAACCACGACGTAGCCGCGTCCGCATTGCCGCAAGCGATCCTGCGCGCCGCCAAAAAGCTGACCGGGCGGAATGACATCATCTCCATCTCGAGAAACTTCAGCATCACCCGACCACGACAAGCGCTATGCCTCGCCATGCGGCTAGCGCCGGAAGGCTACAGCTACTCCGACATCGCCGCGCTAGTCGGCTTCCAGGACCACACGACAGCCATTTACAGCGTTCGCAAGGCCAAAGCCTGCCCGGATCAGGTAGCGCTCGCCGAGGCGATCCTTGCAAGAGCCCAGGAAAAGATCGCAGGCAAAGCCGCCAAGATTGACCTGCAATCGCACATCCGTCGCCTGAATCGACATCGCAAGCGCCGCATGAAGGCGCAACGCCGGGCGGCAGCGTTCGAACGATCCAGGCTGGAGGAAGCCCGCCTAGCCAATCTGCGCGCCATCGAACTGTCCAAGCGCCCGGTCTGGGAGCACGACACGCCTGAAGGCCGCTACGTCGCTTCCCGCCGCGCTATTTTCCAGCATGTAGGAGTTTCAGGATGACACGCGTTTTCGAAATCAAAACCGACAGCGGCCTTCGGGAGCGGATGGGCGTTGACGGCTCGCTCGATGATCTGGTTGCAGCGATCACCGCTCAAAACCGCGCCGCCGGACGAACGTTCGAAACCCGCGACACCGGCAAGGGCGTCCGGTTCGAAATGACCTACCCGCAAATCAATCGCGTCGTGACCGGCGTTATCCGACGGCTGCGGACGAAAGCCGAGGTTACGGAATCCATAAATTCAGAAAAGCAGATTAAGGCCCGCACAGGCGCGGTAGACGGGTTAGCGCTACATGGGTAGGCAAAACGGCGGGATAGACATCAGAGCCTCCTTAAAACGCCATTGCGGGCCTATCAGTGACGTGTACGACAACGAAGAGGGGCCATTCGCCCACATCTTGCTCCACAGGCAGCGCCGTAAGGATGCCTTGGCTCACATCAAGGACGTAGCCCGGTACGATGCACATACACGCCGCGCCCGGCTTAAATCTGCGCCGAAAGTTAGCCCGATTGTTTATCGCAGAAGCCACGGGGAGCTCATGAAAACCGAAACAATACAGGCGGGCGTCATGGTCTGGCAGGAGCATCGAGACCCGCCACAAATAGACGAGATCTACCACCGGCGGATGCTGACAGACGCGCAGCATGGAACATTATCCCGATATCGGAACGATCTGCACTTGGCTGGCGTGTGGCGGTCCCCGCCGTCCATGAACTTCGGGCGCACGATCTCCGGCGAAGCGTCTGACGAAGCCGAAGAAGCAGCAACCCGCGTCCGGCGCGTCGAGGCTCATGTCACGGCGTCGCTTGGTCACTCCGCGCGCAACCTACTGCGAAACGTTGGCGAGGATGGCGCGACTATGCCAGATACAGGCAAGCCGTACTGGCTGCCGATGCTTGTTCGTGTCGCGGGCGTGATGGCGGCAGGGCCCGCTGAAGAAAGACGTTGACAATCGCAAAACGGTATTGACGTACCGCACAAGCCGTGTTAGGTGTGTTTTTAGAGACGCCATAATTGCGTCTGGAATTTGGCCCGCCCGGCTCACGCTCGGCGGGTTTTGTTTTTGGGGAGCGGTGATATGGCCCGGTCCAAATTCACAACACAGCTAGCCGATGAAATATGCCGCCGAATGACTGAGGGCGAAAGCCTCCGGTCAATTTGCGCTGGCGATGACATGCCCGCAACTTCCGCCGTGATGAGGTGGGTTAGCGAAAAGCCTGACTTCCAGGAACAATACGCGCGCGCAATGGAAGCCCGTGCAGACGCCATCTTTGATGAGATGTTCGACATTGCTGACGACGGTCAAAACGACTGGATGGAGCGCAATGGCGAAGACAATGAGGGGTGGTCGGTTAACGGCGAACATGTGCAGCGGTCCAAGCTTAGGATTGACGCGCGCAAATGGGCGTTGGCCCGCATGTCTCCAAAGAAATACGGCGACAAGATCACGAACGCTCACGAGGGCAATCTTGGCGTAGACGTGAAGATCAGCTTTGCCGACTGAGCACACGTTGCCCGGCGCATATCGCGAGTTATTCCAGCCTGCACGATACAAAGCATTCTATGGCGGTCGCGGCTCTGCCAAGTCGCACAGCTTCGCGGCGGCGCTCTTGCTCCAAGCCGCTCAGGCCCGGCTCCGAGTGTATTGCGGGCGCGAGGTTCAAAAGAGCATCAAGGACAGCGTTAAGCGCCTGCTAGATGACAAGATCGAAGCGCTTGGTCTTGGCGAGTTCTACACATCAACACGCGATGAGATACGCGGGGCGAACGGATCTGTTTTCATATTCTCCGGCCTGTCTGACCTAACTGCCGAATCGGTTAAATCCATGGAAGGCATCGATAGGTGCTGGATTGAAGAAGCGCAAACGATCACAGCGCGGTCGCTTGAAATACTCCGCCCGACAATTCGCAAGCCCGGCTCTGAAATGTGGTTTAGCTGGAACCCTAGAGCGGCCAGCGATCCGATTGACAAGTTTTTCCGAGGCGATGCGCCGCCAGACAATGCGGTCATCAAGCGCGTCAACCACGACGCTAACCCGTTTTTCGGCGATGAACTAGAAGCAGAGCGCGAGTTAGACCGTCGTTCGCAGCCCGTCCGCTACGCCCATATCTGGGATGGCGAATACGAGCCCGCCGTCGTTGGCGCAATTTGGGACATGGCGACGATCAACGAAGGGCGTAGGGCCGAAACGCCTGACATGGAGCGCATTGTGATCGCCATCGACCCGGCAATCAGCGCTGAGGAATTGAGCAACGAGCATGGCGTTGTCGTGGCAGGCAGAGGTGCAGACGAACGCGCTTATGTGCTTGAGGACGGAACGCTAGCTGGCAAGCCGGAACAATGGGCTAAACGAGCCATCGCACTTTACGACAAATGGGACGCGGACTCGGTTGTAATCGAGGTCAATCAGGGCGGCGATATGTGTGAGCATACGCTGCGCGCTTATCGGCCCGACTTACCCATCCGACGCGTTCACGCATCACGCGGCAAGCATGTCCGCGCGGAACCTATCTCCGCACAATACAGCCTCGGCAATGTCTCCCACGTTGGAGCATTCCCGGAATTGGAGGCGCAAATGTGTCAAATGACAGCAGCGGGCTATGAAGGCGAAGGCTCGCCAGACCGCGTTGACGCGCTTGTGTGGGGGCTAACTGATCTATTCCCGAAAGGTAAGGTCAAGACCACGCCCAAGCCTCTGTATGGCGGCGATATTGCCGCTAGCGTCGGGTTCGTCGGCTGATGGACGAGCAAGCGCTACTCCGCACCGCCCGCGAACAATTCGAAGCCGCTGTAGACTTCGACCGAGACAACCGCGACGAAGCGCTCGATGATCTTAAGTTCATGGCTGGCGAGCAATGGCCTAGCGAAGTCGAAAGCGCCCGCAAAAGCGATAACCGGCCATGCCTAACCATCAACCGCCTGCCCCAGTTCGTCCGTCAAGTTACCGGCGACATGAAGCAGAACCGGCCCGCCATTCGCGTTCGGCCTGCGGACGATGATGCGGACGATGAAACGGCGGAAATCCTTACTGGCCTCATTCGGCACATCGAGCAATCAAGCAGCGCCACGCGGCATTACACGCGGGCCGGAGCGCATTCTGTCGAGTGCGGCATCGGGCATTTCCGCATTGCCACGCGCTACGTTGACGAAACCAGCGACGAGCAAGAGTTAGCGGTTGAACTAATCCGCGATCCGTTGTCCGTCTATTGGGATCCTGACGCGGCAGAGGAAACCCGTGAAGACGCGCGCTATTGCTTCGTCACGCAATGGTATTCTAAGGCGGCATTCGAGGCTGAATGGCCGGACGCTGTGCCGACGAATTGGGAAGCGGCGAACGGCGACGCTTGGAGCGGCTGGATTGAAGGCGAGCGCGTTCGTGTTGCCGAATACTGGTGCAAGAAAAAGCGCAAGGTCTGGATCGCAGAAGACGGCCAAGAAATGACCGGCGGCGAAATGCTGAGGGTCTACAAGGATATCGGCGGGCAAGTTCGGCGCAGGGAAGTGACCGAGGTTGTCCAGTATATTATGAGCGGCGACGCTCTGCTTGAACCGCCTACGCCCTTCCCTGGCAAGCGCATCCCGATCATCCCCGTCATTGGCGAGGAAATTCAAGTCGGCGATCGCACTGTGCGGCATGGCCTTATCCGCCACGCTAAAGACGCACAGCGCATGTACAATTACAGCCGGACAGCGCAGGCAGAAGCCGGGGCGTTGCAGCCACGCGCGCCCTATATCGCCACGCGCCGCATGATCGAGGGCTACGAGGCGATCTGGCAGGCGTCGAACACTAAGAATTATCCGATTCTGCCATATAATCCCGACCCTGACGCGCCTGGCGCTATGCCGCAACGCATTGCGCCGCCGATGGCGTCACAGGCTTGGAGCCAGGAAGTTGGGTTAGCCGCAGAGGATATGAAGGCAACCACCGGCATTTACGACGCCGGGCTTGGCAACCGCTCCAATGAAACCAGCGGCGTTGCAATCCGACAGCGTCAGATGGAATCCGACACCGGGACATTCACATTCATCGACAACCTGGCGCGCTCGATTGAGTACGCTGGCAAGCTGATGGTCGAGATTATCCCGATCATTTACGACACGGATCGCGTTATCAGGGTTCTAGGCGAGGATGATAGCGAAAGCACGGCGCGCATTAACGCGGTAATTGATCCGCCTGATGAGCGTTCTTACGGCTTCGACACTGGCAAATATGACGTTGTGGTCGATGTTGGCCCGGCATATCAGACGCGCCGCCAAGAGGCTGCGGACTCCATGCAGCAGTTCATTCAATCCATGCCACAAATGGGCGCTTACATCGCTGATCTGTACGTCCAGGCGCAGGATTGGCCGGATAAAGACCCGATTAAAGACCGTATCCGCAAGCTGATGGCGCAGACGAATCCCGGCATCCTGACGCAAGAGGAAATGCCGGAAGATATGCAGCAGCAGCCGCAACAGGAACATCAGCCAGACCCTGCCGCAATGGCGAGCGCCAAGAAGGACATGGCGATGGCTGGCAAGTACGAGGCTGACGCAGCCAAAGCGCAGGCCGAAACCATGCAGATCATGGCCGAAATGCAGATGAGTATGCAGGCGATGCAAGCGCAACTCGCGGCGCTCACCGGGCCACCGCCCGACACGATGCAGCCGCAACAGCAACTCCCACCGAACCCGCCCTCTGAGGCGGGTTTTTTAATGCCCGAACCTGGGGCGCAACAAGAAGGATTCTAAGCCTTGGCAGATACCGATGACGTGAAAGCGGACGATGCGCCCGCTACGCCGGAAGCCGAAACCGATGCGGCGGATACCGCGGCGAATGCAACTGACGCAACGCCAGCCGATGATGCGGACGAAACTGAAACCGAAGCCAACGAGGCTGACGGTGACGATGGCGAAGGGGATGACGAGCCACGACCTAAGCGGAAACGCCCAGGCCGGTTGGAGCGTCGCCTAGCGCGGCTTGAAGCAGAGAACTCGGCATATCAGCGGATGATGGTGGAACAGGCGCAGGCAGCGCCAGCGAAGCAACCAGACCCGCCGAAACCAGCGCCGAAGTTCGAAGACTTTGAGTCAATCGAAGAATACGTAGCCGCCGCCGTGGATCATGGCACACGGGCGCAGATCGATGCCGCTAAGGCTGAGGCTCGCCAACGTGCGAATGAGACATCGCGGCAGCGTCAGGAACGCGAGACGGTCGAAAAGCGTCAAGCGTGGGTGACGAAAGGCGACGGGCTACTTGATGGCTTTGCCGACATCATTGCGGACGAAGACGTAGCAATGACGCCGGTTATGGCCGACGCGCTAGTCGAAGCAGACAACGGCCATGCAGCAGCGTTTTACCTCGTGGAAAACCCCGATGAATCGGAACGCATTTCCAAGCTGACGCCTACAGGTCAAGCGATGGCGATTGCCTCGCTAGCGGCCAAGGCGACCCTTCCTGGAAAGAAGCGGACCAAAGCCCCAACACCAGCCCGCACCCTTGCAGGCGGATCGAAGCCATCACCCAAACTCAGTGAGATGAGCATGGCCGATTACGCCAAAAAAAGAAACGCAGACATGCGTGCGGGCCTTAAATAAGGATCGCCTAAAATGGCTAACGAAATCATCACTCCAAGCATCATTGCTAAGGAGGCGCTTGTTCAGCTTGAGAACAACATGGTCTTTGGCAATATCGTGCACCGAGACTATAAGCAAGAGTTCAAGAAGGTCGGCGCTACGGTTGATATCCGTAAGCCGGTCAAGTTCCATACTGTCTCTGGTGCGGCACTGTCTAAGCAGGACGTGACCGAAGGCACCACGAATATCACAATCGACAAGCAAGAGCATGTCGCGTTTGAGTTCACAACTGCCGACCAGGCGCTTTCAATCGAACAATACAGCGAGCGCTACATCAAGCCGGGCATGATCGCTTTGGCGAATACGATGGATCGCGATATTGCGTCGCTCTATTCCAGCGTCTGGAATTGGGTCGGGACTCCGGGGCAGACCATCAACAGCTTTGCTGACTTGTCGAAAGGGCCTGAGCGCCTTGATGAGATGGCAGTTCAGGAAGATGGGCGGATTGGCGCGCTCGCGCCGCGGGATCGTTATGGCCTTGCGGCGACGCAGACCGGCCTGTTTTCGGACAAGCTGAGCATTGGCGCTTATGAGTCTGCCCGGTTGGGCGACATCTCTGGCGCAATGACCTACGCCACCCAGAACGTCCGCAACCACACTGTCGGCGCTCTTGGCGGCACTCCGCTAGTTGATGGCGCTAACCAGAACGTCACCTATTCGACGGCCCGGAACACGAACACACAGACCTTGAACACTGACGGCTGGTCAAACAGCGTGACGGGCGTTCTGAAGAAAGGCGACGTGTTTACTGTCGCTGGGGTCTATGCCGTCAACCCTGTCCCCGCGCGCGGGACAGACGGGAAAGACGTTCTAGACTTCTTGCAGCAGTTCGTTGTTACGGCTGATGCTGACAGTGATGGCTCTGGTGATGCCGCCCTGACAATCTCTCCGGCAATCATCACAACCGGTCCGTATCAGACAGTTAGCGCCGCCCCGGCGGATAATGCGGCGATCACTGTCGTTGGTTCTGCCGCGACCGCGTATCGGTCTAACTTGGTCATGCACAAGAACGCCTTTGCTCTTGCGATCTGTGATCTTGAGCCCCCCAATGGGGGCGCGAAGCACTTCACGCAGCGCCACAACGGACTCTCTGTGCGCGTGGTCGAGCAATACGACATCAATACCGATGCGAACATCCTTCGCATGGATGTTCTCTACGGCGTGAAGGCCATCTACCCCGATCTCGCAACCCGCATCAGCGGCACCGCGTAACCGGCAAGGGCGGCGGGGGCTTCGGCCTCTGCCGCCTGTCCTGTTTTTACACCCCATAACATCACGGAGGCTTCATCATGGGCCATTCAGTTTACATGTACCGTCACGACGATAGCGGCGCGCTGGAAGCGAAAATCTTCGACTCTGAAGATATCCCCAAAGGCTGGGCCGATAGTCCTGCCAATATCGGCACAGAGCCAGATGAACCGTCCGAGAAAGACAAACTCCTGGCCCTCGCCGCTGAGAAGAACATCGAAGTCAATGCGCGTCTTGGCGCTGAAAAACTTCGTGCGGCACTTGAAGAGGCTGGCGCTTTCAAAGTCGAAGACGCTGACGAAAGCGACGATGAAGACGGCGAACCGGACGCCGCTGACTGATGGCCACAGCGCAGGACGTTATCAGCCGATCATTGCGTATGCTGACGGCGATCCAGGCTGGCGAAAGCGCGTCTGCCGAGGACATGGATATCGGCGTTAAGGCGCTTAACGATATCCTGTTCCGGTATCCCGGCCTTGCCCATACGGCTTACGCGTCGTCAAGCACGGTCACGTTCGACGACAAGCACCTCGGCAACGTCGCCTATATGCTGGCCTATGAATTGGCGGCAGAGTTTGGTCGACCAATCCCGCAGGTCGTGGCGAAGGAATACCCCGGCGCTCAAAGCCGGTTCGCGGCGCAGTACCAGCACGTCAGCGATGACACGACGCTCAAGATGGCGGTTGATTCCGGCTTGCTGAATATGCCGAGCCAGTTCAATGACCGCAATTACCGCTCCGGCGTGAATTAAGCGCCCGTCATGCCCCGCATTCAAATCCCGCTACCAATTCAGACATCAGAGTCTGACGTGCGCCCATGGTCGCAACAAGCCGTTGTGAACGCCTATGTAGAGGCGGCGGAAGGCGGCGCTATCACTCAGGCGCGCATCAGCCGCACGGGCGGGCTGAAGGCATTCTCGACGCTCGGCACATCGCTTGGCGTTCGCGGAATGCAGACTATGGCGGGCATCCTGTACGCGGTCGCGGGCGACAAGCTTTATAAGGTGGCGCGGGATGGCACGGCGACGGCGCTGACCGGCAAGTCGATCCTAGGCAATACGCCCGTAAGCATGGCCGCGAACCGTAATCAACTCGTGTTCTGCACGGATACCGGCGACGGATACATCTATGAGCCCGACGGTAACGCTAAGGTCGAGCGGATACTTGACAACGATCCTGATTGGCTTCCGGCAACCCGTGTTGTGAACTTCGATGACCGCGCCGTGTATATGCGGAAAACGTCAGAGGAATATTTCATATCCGCCTTAGCCAACTTTGACGCGCTGGATGCGTTGGAGTTCGCGAGCGCTGAGAAGCACCCCGATCTCTTGGTTAGCATGATCGCCGACCATGGCGAACTGTGGCTATTCGGCGAAGAGACAACAGAGGTCTGGTTTAACTCCGGCGCGGCTGACTTCCCATTCGCCCGCATTGATGGCGGCGTGATCGAGCGCGGTTGCGGCGCGCGCATGGGCGTGGCGAAAGAAGACAACACCGTATTCTGGCTAGGCGAGGACCGCACGATATATCGCGCCAATGGCTATGAGCCGCAGCGCATCAGCACACACGCCATTGAAGCCGATCTACAAGACATGGCGGTCGTATCAGACTGCATTGCCTGGGCGTGGTCTGAGAATGGTCACAAGTTCATCGCGTTCGTGTTCCCAAGCGGCAACAAGGCTTACGTTTTCGACGCAGCTACAGGCCGTTGGCATGAACGCAAAACCGGCATCGGTTCGGATGCTGTGCTTTGGCGCGCGGGCTGTCAGATGGAAGCCTACGGCAAGGTGATGATTGGCGACCGGACAACCGGCGCAATCTATGAGGTTGACCGGAACACATACACGGAAGCCGGTCAGCCGATGGAATACGCGGTTACGACACTGCCGCTTTATCAGGGCGAAGAACGCCTGTTTTTCGCTGGCTTGGACGCCAACTTTGACGGCGGGCAAGGGCTTCTGACAGGCCAAGGCAGTGATCCGCAAGTGATGCTCACGGTCAGCCGTGATGGTGGCTACACGTTCGGCACAGAGTTAACGCGCAGCCTTGGCGAGCGCGGCAAATACAAGGACCGCGTTCGCTGGAATCGTTTAGGCCAAGGCCGCGAAATGGTTTTCCGCTTGCGGGTGACGGACCCGGTTCCGGTCACGCTCCTGGACATGCGGGCGGACGTTGAAAGAGGGGCTGCATAATGGCTGACTTGTTTGGCAATCCGTTCTCAAGCCTTTCTGGCGGTAGCATTGGCGATCAGCCATCAACGCGCTCCAGCTTCGGGCCTTCGAACGTTCCGACCGGCTTTATTGGTCAGCCGTTCAGCGGCGGCAGTATCGGCGATCAAGCGTCGAACAACTCCGGCTTTGGCTTCTTCCCGGTATTCAACAACACACCGGGCGGCGGGAATGCTCAGAACCCGTTTTTGGTCAATCAGGCTGGCGCGGGGCAGCTAAGCGCGAACACTGGCGGCAATCCCTTTGCATTGCGCCCTAGCGCTTTGTCTGGACGCTCTACGGCGTTTGGGCGGCAGGCGTTCGACCCGTTCGGCGATGGCTTTGGCGACGGCGGCGGCGATGGGCAGGGCGGCGCGACGGACCAGACCGGCACAGCGGAATCGCCGGACTTTGGCAGTTTTGCAACATCTGTTTCGAATGCGCTTGGCATGGCTACCGGCGTTGGCGCTGCGGGGCTGCTTGGCAAGGCCGGGTTTGAGGCGGTCACGGGCAAGCCGTTTGGGCTTGAGGCGATTACAGACATACTTGGCTTTGGCGGTGATGGTGTGGATATCGGCCCAACGTCACCGGCTCACGATGTAGGGCTTGATGATTTTGGCAATGACGACACAGGCAACGGCGGCGGCGGCAACGGGCCGGAGGGCGGCGGCGCGGTCGGTGCGGATAGCACAGGCTCCGGCTCTGATGATACCGGCGTTGGCGGCGGCGATACTGGACCGGGCGACGATGGTGATGGCGACTGCGTAATCGCCACACATGCCGTTGCGGCGGGCTCTTTCACGCGCAGGGATAAGGCTAGCGCGGTCGTATGGTGCCGACGCCACTTGCACGACAACATCATTGGCGAGGCATTCCGGCGCGGATATCGCTGGCACGGCAATCGAGCGATTGAACGTGGGAAAGCCGATCAACACTATGACGAGTTTCGTCGCTTTGTGGCGTTTGTAACCGGCAAGGATCGCACGTTGCGCGGGGCATGGATTGTCGCCAAGCGAGCGGTGCAATTCACGCTGACGGGGCTTTTCGTCCGGTAATGCCCGCAACCAACATCCCTGCCCCAAGCCAGTTCCCGCGCGATCCACGCGGCGTTCCACGTTGGCATACGCAGCTTCTGACGTTCGTAAAGGCCATCAACGAAAACGCCGCGACTCCGGTCACGGACCTAGACCAAACCATATCGGCATCGCCGACACAGGCCGAAGTGCAGGCCATATCAGACAAGATTGACGAACTACTGGCGGCGCTCAGGGCCGCGAGCATCGTCAAGACATCATAGGAGGCGCGGCAATGAGCATTTTTGGCAGCGTTGGCGGGATTGGCGGCGTTCTATTGGGCGCGTCGTCTATTGCTTCTACAGCAGCATCGATCTTTGCGGGCGACGCACAGGCGAAGGCGGCAAAGAACGCGCAAGCGGCATCTGCTAACGAGCGGGCGCAGGCGCGGGCGGACTTCGCACCATGGCGCGGCGCAGGCATTAGCGGGCTTTACTCGCTGGCTGATCTGATGGGCATGACGCGCAATCTTAATGCGCCGGTTGATCCATCACTTGGGGCGATGAGCGGGGCGGCTATCCCGTTCCAAGGCTTTGAAGGCTCGCCCGGCTATCAGTTCCGGCTTGAGGAAGGCCAGAAAGCCATCGACAACGCGGCGGCGGCGCGCGGGATGCTTCGCAGCGGCGGACGGGCGAAGGCCATGACACGCTTTGGTCAAGGGCTGGCGTCTGATGAGTTCGGCAACGAGTTCAACCGGCGGGCTGCATTGGCTGGCATTGGGCAGGCAGCGACAGGCAATTCGGCGAACCTTAGCGCGGCGCTGACAGGCCAAGCCAACCAAGCAGGGCTAGATGCTGCGACGGCGCGCGGATCGGCCTTTGTAGGTGGCGCTAACGGCATTAACAACGCCTTCCAGCAGTTCGCACTAGGCAGCGCAGCGGGGATCTTCTGATATGCCATTCCAGACACTCCCGGCGCTGAATGTGCGCCAGCCGAATATGCAGAACGCCTTTGCGATTGCCATGCAGTCCAAGGCGCAGCGAGAGGCCAAGGAACAGCAGGCCGCGATCAAGGGCTTGCGGCGCAATGCGTTCGCTAACCCCGGCGATGCAGATGCTCGCAATGCCTTGGCGGTCGAGGCTCCGAACGATCCTGCGTTCGCATTGATGCAGAAATGGGGCGACAACGAGAAGGCGCAGGCCAAGCAAGAGTTAGAAGCGGCGGGCAAGGCCATGCTGGTTTTGAAGTCAACGCCGGTAGAGCAACGCGGGCAGCTTCTGCAAAGCATGGGCGGCGCGATCCCCGGCATGACGCCAGAGGAATCCATGGCGGCGGCTCAAAACGATGGCCTGCTTCAGATGGGCATTGCGAAGGCGCAGAAGCTTGGCGACTTCCTGGCGCAGCAGAACAATGAGCGCGACTATGAGCGCGGCGTGGTGGAGAATGAGCGCGATTATGGGCTTGAGGTTGATAAGTTCGACGAGACCAAGCGCAACAATCGTTTTAACAACAACATATCTGCGCAGAATGCGGCGACGGCAGCGGCTAACGCCCGCCGAGCGGCTGCAAATGCTAGCGGTCCGCAGACGGCCCTTGGCAAACTGATCGCGGAGCGTAACCGCTTGCCGCCCGACCATCCTAACCTTGCCTTCTATGACGCGGCGCTCGCCAAGGCTACGCAATCCAAGGGGATGCGCGTAATTGTTGGACCGGATGGTCAAATGACGCTTGAGCAGGGTGTTGGCCTTGGCGGTACGCCGAAGATTACAGAGGGCCAGTCGAAAGATATCAACTATCTTCGGCGCGGACGGGGGGCGAATGAGGCGCTTAACGGCAATGAAGCGGCGTTGACAGGTGTGGGTGACAACCTTGCAAACCGTGTCCCGCTTGTGGGCAACCATCTGACAAGCGACGATTACAAGAATGCGAACCGGGACGCGCAAGAGTTCCTAATGTCTCTGCTCCGCAAGGATACGGGCGCGGCGATCACGAACAAGGAGTTCGACCTTTACGGGCCGGTTTACCTTCCACAACCCGGCGACGGGCCGGAGCAAATCAGGCGCAAGGCTGAAGCCCGTGCGCGCGCGTTACAGGCGATGGAAGTTGGCCTTGGTCCGGCTGCAATCCTGGCCCAAGAGGGCGGCGGGGCTCCACAGCAGCAACCGCCCCCTCGCCGCAGCAGTCCAAGCGACGTAATGCGGTTCAGGCAAAACGGGCCATCCGCTGACACTGAAACCGAAGACCTACTCAAGAAGTACGGCCAATGAGCGGCGACCAGATTACGCGGCTTAAGAACGCCCTCAAGGCGGCAGACGCGGCGGGCAATACAGGCGACGCCACAGCACTCGCTAAGGCTCTCAGGGCGGCTATGCAAGCCCCTACGGACACACGCCCGGAAAGCAACATGCTTGAAGGCGTTGTTGACAGCCTGACACAAGGCATAACGTTCGGCTTTGGCGATGAATTGACGGCGTTCGAATCTGCCGTATTGGGCAAGACGCCAGAAGGCGGCTGGTTCGATTACAGCAAGCCCTACGGCGAGCGGTACGACCAAGCGTTGACGGCAGAGCGCCAGCAACAGAAGCGTTTCGCGGACGAGAACCGAGTTGTTGCAACCGGTTCGGAGATTGTTGGCGGCATTGCCGGGGCGCTGGCTACGGGCGGCGCTGGCTTGGTCGCTAAGGGGGCAACGCTACAGGGCAAGGCCGGTCTTGGCGCTCTTGAGGGCGCTGGTTTCGGCGGCTTGTATGGGTTTGGCTCTGGCGAAGGCGGCGCGGCCAATCGGGCCCAGAAAGGTTTATCCGGGGCTGCTATCGGCGCTGTTGGCGGCGGCGCTGCTACGGCAATTGGGACCAAGTTCGGCCAAGCCATCGCAAACTATCGCGCCAATAAGGCGGCAGCGGCCTCCGGGGCGTCACCTGATGCAAGCCAGATGCTCGCGCGAGGCATTGAAGCCGAAGGGCCTGACGCGGTTATTGATCGCATTAGGGCGGGCGGGCCGGATGCGATGCTGGTTGATGGCGGGCAGGCTCTGAGCAATCAATTAGACGCTGCGGCGAATGGTTCAGTTATGGGCGCAACACGAGCCATGCAGCAAGTAGATGATCGCGCCGCTGCGACCAATCGGCAAATGACATCAGCGCTTGACGACACGTTCGGCGCTCCGCGTGGCCTAAACCAGACGGCCCGCGATATCTCATCATCCACACGCGCCGCACGGCAAGAGGGCTATGGCGCAGCCTACGCCTCCCCTATCGACTACGGCACGGGCGCAGCAGGCGATAAGATATTGACGGTGCTCAAGCGCGTTCCGAAGCGCGTATTCGGCCAAGCGGTGCGAGACGCTAACGAGCAGATGCAGGTCGAGTTTGGCGCGCGGCAATACAAGCATATTAGCGCCAAGATCGCAGACGATGGCTCGATCACGTTCAAGGAAATGCCGAACGTGATGCAACTCGATTATATCAAGCGGGCATTGCAGGAGATCGGCCAAGAAGTTGACGGCTTACGCCGCCCTACAGGCCCGGCCAATCGGGCAAACGCCCTCGCCCGCGACCTGCGGGACGCTATCAGCGACGCTGCACCGGCGTATTCTGACGCTATTGCGGCGGGCCGGGACAAGCTGGCGCAAGACGCGGCCCTCCAACTTGGCCGCGACATGCTGCGCGCAACGATGCGCCGTGAAGACATTGCGGAAGGCCTGGCTAAAGCGGGACCAGCAGAACGCGCGGCGGCTCGCCAAGGCGTTCGAGAGTTCTTAGATGATAGCATTGCGAACGTCCGACAGATCGCCAGCGATCCGAATATCGACGCGAGGGAGGCCGCGAAAGCAATCTCCGATCTGTCAAGCAAAGCTGCGCGCGAAAAGATCACGTTTCTTATTGGCAAGCCAGAAGCGGATTCATTTTTCAAATCCATGGCGCGACTTCAGCAAACAATGAGCGTTAAAGCGCGCCTTGCGCGAAATTCGGCCAGCGCGATGCGTATCGCAACGAATAAAGATATCAAAGACATGGCCGCGCCGGGCATAATCGGTAAGGCTGCACGGGCCGAGCCGCTTAACGCGGGCCGCGAAGCCTTCAGGGCGGTAACAGGTCAGACTGATGATGTCATAAAGGCGCGCGAGGACAGGCTTTCGCAGGAAATCGCCGAACTCTTGACGCAATCGCGCGGAGAGGAAGCCGTTAAACTGGCGCAGAACCTCGTTACCGCAATGCGGAACCGTGGGGCGACGGATTCAGATATCGCAGCGGCCATGATCCGCGTTCGTCCGGCTGGCGCTATCGGCGGCAATCTTGGCGGGCAGGCTGGCGTTAGCTTGATTGCGCCACGTTAAGAAACACTACAAACGGAAGCCCCCACACGGCGAACAATCCCAGACCGGCGAAAGTCTTCTGCCTGATCGTGTCCAAGTTCTTCCATTGAAAAACACCTAGCACAGACAGCGCGAACACCATCATCGCCACGGTGACGACGGCATATAGTTCGATAGGGCTCATCTCTGCAACTGTCATGCCCCTAAACATGGCGACTTAGCGCCTTCCTGACAAGCCAAATCTACACCAACCGCCTCCGGGCGGCTTTTTGCATTGGAGAAAGCCCATGGGCGCAATGGATCGGCTGGAACGCCTGCCGCAACGGATTACGGACGCGAACGGCGATCCTGTCAGCGGGGCGAAGGTTTATTTCTACGAAGCCGGAACAACCACGCCGAAGGATACATTTGACGGGATCGGCTTGGCGAGCGTCAACGCAAACCCGATCATCTGCGACGCCGGAGGATTGCTTGGCAATGTGTTTCTTGACGAAGGCGCTTATAAGATCGTTGCCAAAACGGCTGAGGACGTAACGCTCTGGACGCACGATAACGCCGTTCAAGGTCTTGATGCCGGCATTGCGGAAGCGCTTGAAGCATCCAGCATTAGCGCCTTCCGCCTGAACATCGGCGGTCGTGCGGATATCAATGCGGCGATTGATTACGACGTAAAGAGCGCAGCCGACGAAACCGCCCGAACAACGCAGATGAACCTTGCTGTTGCTGCTGGGGCGAGCGAGCGCCGCACGGTCTACATGCCCGTAGCAAACCCCTATATCGGGTCAAATTCATGGACATTTAACGGCCCGATTGAAGTCTTTTCTGACTCCCGGATACTGGGGGATATGCACAGCACGACCCTTCTGAATTTTTCGGGGTGCAATGGGATCATCATGCCCAGCGCTGATGATGGGCGCCCGACAACAGAATTTACGATGACGGGGGTTCATATACGTGGCGACGACCACATCGGGACAAGTGACCACATAGGAATTGAGGTTCGCGTAAGCAGGGGGATGCGGCTGCAAGATGTAACCGTGGAGCGATTTACGGATTGCATCAGCTTTGACGGGGCGCAATTCAATAATGATCAATCCGGGAATACGTTTTCCCGGATGAACAATATTCTCGTTGCGCAAAACGATCCATGGAATCAGTCGAATTTATATCCGCGTTACGGCGTGCGTTTCTTTAGCTCGACTGGATCAAGCCAGACGCAAGGCGTTTACTTTAATGGCAGAATCTACTCAGAGATTACCGCCAAAGGCCCGACGACAAGCACAAGCGGCACAACTCACGTTCGCGAAGGCCATGGCCGCTTCTTGGCTCGCGCGGCGGGCATCCGGGTATTTCGTGAAGATGTAGCGGGCGGCACATACGAGCAGCTAACGCACGTTGCCAGCAGCCCCGGAGCAACGGAATACACCCTGGTTGACCAAGACGGCGACGCCATCGCGCCGGGCGACGATATCCGCAACACAATGGCGAACGATATCACCAGCGTCACAGTATCGACCGGCGCAGCCGCTACAACGGCGCGCAACATCCGCGTTTATTGGGTCGATCCGAAGGGGTTGACTGGACTTAGCATCGAAGGCTCAAGCGCTTTATATGGCGAGTTTGAAGTCTCTGGATACCAGACAAACGTAGATATGGACGGACCTGCGAACACTGTTGACATTAGGTACGGCCAGATATCAGACCTTAACGTGCGCTTCGGACCGTCGAGCGTAGATAGCAGCGTCTACTTTGGTGAACATTCCGGGTTTTCAATTCTTACCAAGGTTGACAAGTCAGCGGCGACAAGCGGGCGCATTCAGTACCTACGCGGCTCCCGGTCATTCCAACGTGATCTTGTAACGGCGACGTTCACGACGGCAAGCTTGACGCCAACAGCCGTCGATCTGGATGGCGGCAATGATTACATCGGCTATCTGATTACAGAACATCCCGGCCCTCGCCAAGTGCGGGCTGAGTTAGAGGTTGCTGTGGTCGGCGCGGCGAACTCGTTTGCTTTGCTGACGTTGCAGGTCAGCCACGACAGCGGAACCACGTTCACGACGCTTTCAGACACGACGGTTGATGTTGGCTTCAAAGGGCGCGTTGTTCTGGAAGCATTCGATGAACTCCTTGAGAACACGGATGCGCAAGTCTCTGCAACGTTCCGCTATCAGGTGACGGTGGCAGTCAGTGACACCGCCGCGACGGCTTACGTTTTCGGCACCCCGCCCGCGACCACGCTAGGCGCGAGTGAGACGACCGGCGCGACGGCAATCACCGTGGCAGAGCGCGAGCACTATTTCACCGGCCAGCCGCTCCGCGTCACGCAAGACGACGGCACCATTCATCAATCGCTGATTGCCAGCGGCGGAAGTGCCGTAGCGCACCCCTACAGCGCCACGACCGGCGCGGGCGATCTAACTATCGCAACCGGCCTCACAGACGACGCAGCAAGCGGCCTAGCCGTCACAGGCATGGTTCTGGATAGCTGGATCGGCGTCAAAGACGTTAACCCTTCATAAGGACGAAATATCATGGTTGATCTATGGGCGAACAGCGACAAGCGTCGCATTATGGACCCGTTCGAAAACGCGGCGGCAGTGACGGCGAGCGATAGCGCCGACTTGGCGTTCGCCACGCGCGGGCTGTACGTCGGCAGCCCCGGCGCTGTGAAAGTCGATATGGTCGGCTCCGGCACTGTCACATTCGCAGATCTGGCTATCGGCTTTTATCCGTTGCGGGTGACGCGCGTTTACGCCGCCGGTACGGCTGCATCTAGCATCATCGCGCTCTGGTAAGCGCATGAGCATCGACATGACAAGCGCGCGCGTCGGCATCGGCGCGGCTGGCGCTGGCGGGCCTCCGCCTTATGAAGCGCGCGGCGCTCACTTCGACGGCACGAATGACGCCATCGAAGGCACGGGGCTAACGACAGCCAACGCGTCTCGCTTGGCGGTCTCGGCATGGGTTCGCAATACCGGCGGGGATGGATCGGCGCGCTACATCATCCATGCGACCGGAACGCGCGTTTATATGCAGGTCACGTCTTCTGACATTGTGCGTATTGTCGGGCGCAATTCGTCGAACACGGATATCTGGCGGCATGATGGGCCTGACCTGACTGGCGATAGCGATTGGCATCACATTTTTGCATCTATGGATACGACCGGCGGCGGCGCGTCGTTTGTCTATGTTGATGGCGTTCTGGCGTCGAACATCACGATTGAGACGACCGGCACGATCAATAGCGGCGTGACGACTTGGGCCATCGGCTCCGCGACCGGCGGAGCGTTGAAGGCCAATGCCGACATTGCGGAAGTGTGGATCGGCGATCCAGGCCGGGCGGTGACGGCGGCGGACGTAAAGCGCTTCATTAGCGGCGGACGGCCTCAATATCTGGGCGCGGAAGGCAAGGCTCCATTCGGAGTGCAGCCGATGTTTTACATGCGCGGTGATCACAACGGCTTTGGCGTCAACAGCGGCAGCGCTGGCGACCTGACTGTGACCGGCGCGCTAACGGAAGCGCAGCGGCTTTACAAGGCGGGAGCATAGGCATGGGCAAGCGATGGCTGCATATGGACAAGCAAACGCATGATCGCGCTGTAGCGGCCTGTAAAGCGCAGCACGAGGCCACGGGGCGCGGCGCGATATCCGTCGCCTGGAATACCCTCGGCTTGGAATGCGTGATCAAGGTCGCGGGCGCTGACAAGCCTTGGCGCCAGTCGCAAGCGTGGATGGGTGAATGCAAGGGCGTCTATGCCGAAGACGATCACGACGTTCTAGCAGGAAAGATGCAGGGCGTTGATTGGCGGGGCGTTGACCCTGCTTTGGTCGGTGTTTGATGGACATAGGATCATGGTCAGAGTTTCTGACCGCGCATGGGCCTTGGCCTGTGATCTGCGCCGCGATGGCGTATTGGATTTGGACGCGCGAGAAGCGGTTAGATCAGGTGAACAAGGGCTATCAAGACGCCATGAACGACAACACGCGGGCGCTCACAGAATTAACGGTTCTGTACCGCGAACGGGGGCGGCCATGAATGGCCTAGATGACATTGTGCGCGCTGTGATCGGCGTCTTGTTTGCGGGCGGCGTCAGCGCTGGCGTGGCGGCGGCTCGTCAATCGCAATCCAAAGCGGCGGGCGAATTACGAGAAGCGATAAAGCAATCGTCCGAACCTGCGGATGTTCTGAACGAAATCGGCGGGGGCGGCGATGGACCTAACTCTGACTAGCTATCTTTTGTATGCCTTCGGCGGTCTGTCGGCGAGCGTTGCGGTTTGTGTTTATTTGCGGTCTCACTGGCAGGACATGCCATGGCAGACGAAAGCATTCTCGATATTCGCTGCGGTAAACTTCGCATCTGACGCGCTATCCAGAGCGTGGTTTGCATCGTGGCGCATGACGGGCAAGCCTCCCGGCATGGTCGATCACTGGCTTGTGGACGCCGTGACGTATAGCGCCGCGCTGGCTGTATGGGGGGCATTCTGGTTCTGGACGCGTCATCGCTTTGGCGACGGCAAGCCGATTGCCATTGGCATCGCCTTTGCGCTCCTGGCGGGGATTATCGCGCATATCTGACGGCATCCACCATTAACCATTGCAGAGTTGCGGCTTTCGGGCCGCCCTTTTGCGTTTCAGGAGACTGCATATGTCAAAGGTCTGGCGCTTCGGCGCTACGTCACGCTCACGGCTGGCTGGCTGCCATCCCGACATGCAGCGCGTGGTCAATCGGGCGCTGGAACTGTCGCTTGTCGATATCACTGTTGTCTGCGGGCATCGCTCGCAGGCAGAACAGGCGGCGCTGTACGCCCAAGGCCGGACGGAACCGGGGCCAATCGTGACATACGTTGACGGCGTGGAACGATTATCCATGCACAACTACAGCCCATCCCGCGCCGTTGACCTTGCGCCGTATATCGCCGGGCGCGGCATTGTCTGGAATGAAGCGCTGTATTGGGACCAGATCGAGCGCGCCATGAAGCGGGCGGCGGACGAATTAGATATCGCGGTTGAATGGGGCGGCGATTGGAAGCGCTTCGTTGATAAGCCGCATTGGCAAATGGCATCAGGAGGCTGATATGAGCATCATTGGCAGCATTCTAGGCGGCGGCGTCGCGCAGCCGATTGAGGCGGTCGGCAATGTTCTCGACAAGCTATTCACGAGCGACGGGGAGAAGCTGGACAAAGAGGCGATCTTAACGCGCCTCGCCCAACAGCCGAACCTTGCGCAGATCGAACTTAACAAGATCGAAGCCGCGCACCGGACGATATTCGTTGCTGGCTGGCGTCCGTTCATTGGATGGGTTTGCGGCATGGCGCTGCTTTACGTGTTCATGCTGCGGGACTTGCTGGCGTGGGGTATCGCGGCCAGCGGGGCAAGTATCCCGAACCCGCCTGAGTTGGCTACTGAGGGCCTGTTTACGGTGCTTCTAGCGCTATTGGGGCTTGGCGGCTTGCGGACGGTCGAGAAACTGAACGGGCGGGCGAAATGATGCGTGACCTATGGCGCTACATCATCGCGGGCATGTTCGCGGCTTTGTTGCTGGCGGCTATTGCGGGCGCTGCGACGGCCCAGGAGCGCGTGTTGTCGCCCGAATGCGCCAAGGTTGCCGACGCGATCTTATGCGGGCCACAGGGGCCTCCTGCCGTGTTTTGCTTTATCCTAGAGAAAGCGGTCGTTGCTCCCGACGGGCGCGGCGTCATGGCCGGAACGCTGTTTTGCGGCTTTGCGTTAGTGCAGGAAGGTGAGCCAGCATGACTGCATCTATTATCGAATATCCCGGCGCGACAATGCTCGACCTAGACCCAGATCGCGTTCTTGAGGGCGCTAAGGGTGAGTTGAAGCAGGCGCTTGTGATCGGCTTAGATCACGATGAGCAGTTTTACATGGCAGGCAGCACGGGCGACATTGGCGACATGCTGCTGCTTCTGGCGTTGGCTAGAGCAAAGGTTGACCAGATTCTTGCGGACTTTCTGGATCGATGACGATTAGATAAGCCCGCTATGCTGGCGACGCTTCTGCTGTGCGCTTCCGGCGTTCGTTTGAGCAAATGCAGCCAGCCCGCCAAGCCGCTCTTTACGCTTTTGCGCCCGGCGCTTGTGGGCTTTCGCGGTATGCGGCTTCGGCTTTCGCGGCCTGTTCTTTGAGTGGAATTGTCCCATTTAGATAATGCCTCCTAATAGGCCATAATGATCATAGCCTGCGATCAATCACCTAACCGCCCCATGCTAGGCACGCGACAATCCCGACGGCCAGGAACGCGCAGACGTAGCGGGCGTAGCGTTCGGGGATCACCACACATCCTCTGAAAATAACTCAATGTGGTTGATAGCCGTCGGCAGAAGTTGCCCCTTTCGCGCAGCAATCTCGCGGGCTTCTTCTCTACCAACGAAATCACGCAAGTTGGTCCCGAAGCCTTGATCTTCTGGCTGGACAATCGGCATATCAGGATACGTCACAGACAAGCCATTTAGGATATGGTGATGCCTAGCTGGCGGCAACATTCGCCAGACCTTGCCCATGGCGCGAATTGCTACTGTCTCAATGACTTCATCCGTCATGGACGGACTGATAGCGTTTTGCCTCATCGACTTGCGGCTCTCAATAAAAGCTTGCTGTTGAGCCCTCAAGACGGCATTTCTGTCCTCCTGCCCCCTTAGGTTAAGTGCGGCGTTGAGCAGTGCGCCTAGCATTCTCTATCCGGCATTAGGTTGCCCTTCCATGTTGTTTCGCGCTGATCCGTGAACCAATCTGGGCAACATTCTGCGGCTTCGGGCGCCAATGTACCGCGATTGCCACCAATCACCGCCTGTTGGCCGCTAGGCGCGTGTTGAACGATCCAGCGGCCACGGTAAAGAACGTTATCGGCCATCCCCACGCGCGGGAATTGATAAGGGCTTGTCTCGCCCAAATCTTCCGCGAACGCACATATACATCTGTAGGACTTCATCCTTCATCCTCCGGCGGCTCTGGCAGCGGCATGTAGTGCGTGGGCGGCGACAGGGCAAAGCCTTCTATCGGACGCCATCTGTCGTTATGCCACCGGCCAATCCAACTGCTTTCGTTCGCCCATGCTACAGTATACCACTCCCCATCGAACGGTGCGACGCCCGGCGTTGGCGTTTCCGGCACCGGCAGCCATGGCGAGGGATTCAGAGCGTCAGTCATTCGGCTCATTCGGCGTCTCCTGCAAGGGCGACAAGGCCGCAATGATTGTGGCTGCCAAAGAGACATCTGATGGGCTCAGGTGGTGCCATCTGGTAGACCGAGTCCCGTAGACAGAATCATCCCTCAAACACCGGGCCGCGTTTAGCCGCTTGGCGAGCGCAGCCGTATCAATGTTTACGTCAGTCATTCAGCGTCTCCCTTGGGCGCGTCGATTAGGGCGCGGATACGGTCGCCTATCTCATGTATCTGATCCGTCTGCTCAAGCGTTTTGCCGGGCAAAAAGCTGACATCCCGGCAAATATCCGCCGCCTCCCGCAGCGCATCGGCGCGGATCAGCGGGGCGACGGCTTGAAGCGCCTCCGCAAAGGCCGTGTTGCAATCAATACAGTGCGTAGCGCTCCTGTCTCCATCACCTAGCTTGGCGGCAAGGGCTTCGATCCACTCCTGCTTAATCTCAGCCATCGGCTTTCTCCGGTCCGCAGTCGTTCAAAAGGGCAATCATCTGATCGTTCAGGCCTTGGTAGAACGCTTCTTGCGGGCGCATACCGCGCGCGCGCGCACAGAACAGTTCTAATCCGTATTCCCAGTGGCCAGCCGCCGTCGCGTCGGACATAGAGCGCTCCAGTAGATCAATGTTCTCTGGCGTGATTTCTTCCGCATCAGCCCCGCCATAAAACCAGTCGTTGCAAATAACGCTGAACTTTATCTGATCATTCCCATCCCGCCACATCAATTTATGTTCATCGTCAGGGACTGCCTTAAGAACTCGTGTGATAAATTCAAGTTGTGAAGCTCTGTCTTCTACATTCATAGATTTTTTCCTCGCTCTATGCTCCGCCCAACAATCTCCGCATTGTTCCCAATCAGCTTTGCCGTGCTCGCATGGCGCCATACCCCGCGCGAATGATGCCCGTTGGGCTTGCCGATGCTCGGCTTGTTGCTCCGGCGTCATGTCCGCCCAGACTGCCTTAGATTGCTCAATCAACCGCTCCAAATCGTTGTTCGCAGGGGCGTTGCCTATGGGAAACATGCGGCTATTTTTGTAATTAATCATCGGCTTTCTCCGGCTGTAGGGCGGCGCGGGCGATACCCCCGAGATTGTTTACCCGGATCAAATTTGACATAGAGTTCGGATCATATATCTGATCCTCGCCGTGATTATCGGCGCTTATTGAAATCTGCATCAACGCTTCCCGCAGCCGCGCGTTCTCGGCTTGCATGGGTATAGTTCGCCCTGAACGCCGCGAATGATCCAATCGCCCGGATCGGCGCGCATGACGCCTTCGAGTGTGTGAATGAGTAGGTGTTGACGTTCGGCACCCCATACTACCGCGCCAACCATCCCGGCGTCTTTGAACCATTGCGGCGAAACATCCGCCTGCATGTTTTCAGGAATATTCTGCACGGCCTCAATCACGACCGGCTTCTTGCGGAATTTAGGCATCATTCGGACCCTTGTCGTCACTCGTTTCGATTTGGCGGACTTCAAAGCGCCACCCTTCGTCACGCAACCCGTCCATCACTTTTTGTGCTGTGTAGGTGTCCCGTGTGAGGGCCTTGTAGAGATGCTCGCTGCAATGATCGCGGATGATGTCGCCCGACAAACGAATTTTGGCACGACGGGCTTGGACGTCCCGTAAATCGAAACCACCCGATTTGCTCTGATCAAAATCAGCTACGCAACCTTGCACGCGACCATCTGGCGACAGGGCAATAACCATTGTCCCTTGCATCACCCTTCTCCCTTCTCTTTGCGGTACGCCTCGACCAGCGCGCGGGCGGTGGCGATCTGATCGCGTATGTTTTTTGTTTCTTTGTGCCGCAGAGGCATGGCGACTAGGGTTCTTGACGCAAAATTAGTTAGCGCCTCCAGCGCCTCGACGAGCGCGCGCTTCTTGGGGGCGGTCATGGGGTGGGACCAGGAATAGGAGTGTGCTTGGGCTTGGCCTCCTGCTTTGCCCGGATGCGTCTAATTACATCTGGAACGCTAACGCGCCGGAGTTCATCCTCGCCCGCTTGATCCATGTTTATGTCTGCCGCAGAGCATAAAACCGCGCCAAAGTTTGACACTTCTGTGCTAACGCATTGATTCGTATCACCGTGAACAGGTGCAGAATTGTGTCTAACCGGCGTTGATTTTGTTAGATTATCACCGGACTCTGACTCCGTCGGTCCTGGTTCGAATCCAGGTTCCCCAGCCATAATTTCGCTATTCCTTTCAGTCATTTAACAGTGTTCCCATTTTGGGCGTTTGACACTAATTCAGAAGAGTTTGACACTTCCGCATTATCCATCGCAGTTACCGCCGCCCGCGCGTTACGCTTCTGGCGCGTGTATTTGCGGATCATTTCGAGTGTCTTATGGCCCAAGATCGAACCAATCAATTCATCATCCACGCAAAGCTCTTTGAGGATCGTTCCGGCTGTATAGCGCAGCCCGTGGATAGTGACGCCGAACACGCCAGCGGCCTTGAATGCTTCTGCTAGGCGATGGCCGAAATGGTCCTCTTTGACCGGCGCGCCTTTGTCGCCGATCAGGATCGTGACACCACGCCGCCCATAGGCATCGAGCGCCTCTGTCAGCCTTCGCGATTGCGGTATCACCAGCCATTCGCCCGTCTTGCTTTGGCGCAGCATTACGTTGCCGCCCTGCACTTGGCTTTGGGCCATGCGGCAAACGTCGCCCTTCCGCTGACCTGTGTTTAGCAATATCTCAAACGCAGTCCTCTCCCATGTGCCTAGCGGCCAATGTTGGCGGAACTTCTCAATCTCCCAATCGTCCCATGGGCGGTGGCCCTGTGGCTTGTACATCTTCTTGATTCGCCGGGCCGGATGATCCTGCCGATAGCCGCGATCAACACCGAATGTCATAAGCAGCGCCAGTACGCTCACAAGATAGTCGGCCTGCCGCGCGCCTGCCTTCTCGGCAAACTTGTCGCGAATGCGCAGTATCTCCGGGCGCGTTATCCCTGCTACGGACTTGCGGCCCATGCGGGCAACGATAGCGCCTAAGTGCTTGGCGTAGTCTTTCTGCGTCCGTGGCTTCAGTCCTGTGAAGGCGGGCGCTGCGCGATATTCAGCAACGAGCGCGGCGAAGGTGCCGTTTATCGGCGCGGTCACAGCGTTGCCTTCGTGCATGTCGTGGATCCGCTGATAGTGGTTCATCCACTCTCGCGAGCCAACAGCACCCTTGATGCGTGTTCGCTTGCCGTCGCGGCGGTAATAGCTGAACTCGCGCCCCTTTGCCGTGAACGCCTGCACGTATGGCAAATCAATTTTGACCACATCACCACCCATCTGAATAACCCTTGTCGAGTGATGCTACGGGCAGTCCGGCCATGGCGTCCACCATTTGCTCAAGGTCTTCGCGGCGGAATACCTTGCGGCGTTCGGTGATCCATACTTCGGCAGGCCGGTGCGGATGGTCACGAAACGCGCTCACGCTCACGCCGACATAGCGGGCGGCTTCGGCCTCGCACATGGCATGGGGCGCATAGCTGTATGTGACCTGCGCGCTCATATCATCGGGCCGCGAGCGTCTTGACGGTGTATGCGGGGCTAGTCATTGGATGCGGCCTCTACTATCCGAAAACCTGAATGATCCAGCGTCTCCGGCATTCGGATTGGCCCAATCGCACACCATCCAATTGCGTCAGTAACCCGATCATCCCAATCAATCGCGCCGTTTAATTCGTCCGGATAGAGTTGGTCTTCAAAAACCGTCACTTGCTGGATAAGAAAGCCAGCCACACTATTGCCGTGCCGCAGCACCAGGAACGGCTCGTGTTCTTCCGTTGGGCGGTCTTCCATCGGTTCAAATCTCATCACCCGTCACTCCCCGTGACCGCGACCGGCTCCAGCTTGTGAAGGTCGATGAGGTAGATTTTGAGGCCGGAAAGGTTGACCTCATTTGCCTCGGATATCAGTTCGCTTATCGCCACAATGGCGGCGTTATGCTTTCGAAACACAGCAGGGTCAGACCATATGCCGTGCTCGTAACAATTATTTGCCACCAACCACCGATATTCTGGCTTATCATCCATCGTCATTCTCCTTCTCCGGCGCGACAGGTATCAGCTTGGCGATGTAGGCTTGTTTCGTTAAACTCTCGGCTTGCTTCCTGGCGTCCGCCTCGCTGTCTATCTCTCCCGTAATCCAAACCCCGCCCATAGCCTCGTGGAACACCAGCCACCGCTCCGGCTCCGGCGCGTTGATGATGTCCAAACATTCAAGCATATCTCCCCCACAAGCCAATTCACCGTGCGGCAAATACTGGGCAATGTCCTCCGTGCCATTGGAAGTCACCACCACAACCCGTCGCCCGTCGCTCAGCGGCTCATCCCACACCCGCGCCTTACGCCCATCGCGCGTCTGTATCGGCTTCGTCCAGTCTAGCGCGTCAGTCATTGGATGGGCTCCTTTCCGTGTTCTTTTCAACCGTCACGGAAGCTCCGCCGGTGCCTGGGTTGAATGTAATTTCCAGAACAGATGTAGTGGAATCGTCCCGCATCCAACTGTCGCGCCAACGAGATTCATCAGTTACCGCCCTTGGATATTTCCCGCCACTGTGAAAATCACCTAGAGCCACCCATAACGTCATATCGCCACCCATCGTCTAAATCTCCCAAATTGCAGGCGCTACGAGCGCCAGGATTGCGCTAAATGACAGCGCCGATACGCAGATCGAAGCCGTGATGATGTCCGCGTCCAGGCGCGAGGCGCACGGCGGGAATAGCCATGTGATCATGTCAGTCATTGGGGCCCTTCGCTGCTAACATGTGCATGTTCCTGCCTCCCCCAAGCGTTCCTTTGGCAGTGGCTTTCCGCACATCAAGCACCCGCCATTTGCCCACCGCCTGCGCGCCGCAAGACCATCGTCGTGATATCTAATTTGCGCTCGGCATGTTGGACATCTATCCGTGTTGATCGCGGCTGTGCCGCAGCAATCGGTGAAAGGTGTAGAGTTGAATGGCCCGCTTGTTTTTGTGTGCGTCCATGCGTCATGCCTATCGACCGGCTGTTTCATTGTCGGCAGGTAACTCTCAGGATATTTGATGACCGTCGTATCATGCCCGCATGTGTCGCAGGCAAAACCAGCGTTAGTACATGCGCTGCACGGCGGGCTTATGTGGCATGAGCAGCCGACCACGGGAGCCAACTCAAAGCGACCGGCGCAATTCTCCTGATTGCAGGGCGAGCCTTCTTCAATCTCATCGTCCCCCATCATCCCGCCTCCCGCGCTTTGATAACGCCCGCTTGATCCACCAGTTCGCAGCTACGGTTGAACGCTTCATCAGCGGCGTTGTTCATGCCCTTGGCGCGGTATGCTCGACCGGCCAGAAATGCGGCGTCGGCCATGGCTAGCAGGGCGTCCGGCGTTTGTGTCTGTGCGGCGGTCATTGGGCTTGTCCGCGCGCTTTGGCGATGGCGGCGCGGGCCTTATCGACATACGGCATCAGTTTTTCATAAACGCCGTCCCACTGCGGGGCTGATTTGCTTTCGCCAAGAACTTGCTCCGCCACGATCAAGAGGGATGTCCGCGCCTCCTCCAGCGCCTCAAGCAACTCCGGCGCGGCGGCGATTAGGCGGGCGTTGGCTTCGGATTCCTGCCAGGATATCGACCGCCTGTTCCAGTTCATGCTTCCGCCTAAGCCTTGGCGGGCTTCTGCTATAGGTATGCCCATGCCATATGTGGATTGGTCATCGGGCACACAATCGCCCCATATCAGAGTTGTGTCTTGTTCAACCCGCCATGGCCCAGGCGTATGCGTTTCGCCGCTCATGTCACCGCCTCCCGTGCCAACACATCCGGGTGCCGCTCAATAGCCTCAAGCATCCACAGATACGCTTTGGCGTGTTCGTTATCGCCGTGGGTTTCTGCGATGGCCGCGCGAAACTCGGCGGCAGTCTTGTTTCGGAAACATCCGGTCCCAAAACGTAATCCGACGCCGGATTTATGGACAATTGTAGTGTACCGTCCCTCAGATCCGAGAGGGCCGATGGACATAAACCAGTCACCCTTTTCGATCTCCGCGCCGTAGCCGA